ATACTTTATATTGGGTCTAACGCAGCAGTAGCTTAGTTGGTTAAAGCCCCGAACTCATAATTCGGTAATCGTAGGTTCAAGTCCTACCTGCTGCACTGCTATAATTAAATAATGAATATTGGTCCATAGCTCAATTGGCAGAGCGTCCGACTGTTAATCGGAAGGTTGTAGGATCGTGCCCTACTGGACCAGCAATGCGGATATTGCATAGTGATAGTGCGTAACCTTGCCAAGGTTAATGTGCGGGTTTGATTCCCGCTATCCGCTCCAAGCCTTCGTAGCTCAGGGGATAGAGCGACGGACTTCTAATCCGCAGGTCGCTGGTTCAATTCCAGCCGAGGGCACTTAGGGTATAATGAAAAGATGAAAACGATGTACTATTTCTATAAAATTTATTGTGCAATAAAAAATATCTTTAAAAAAGAAAACAATAAAGATAGGTTTATATACTAATGAAATTTTTTAATTATGAAGTAAAGCCAATAAATTTATTTGAAGATTTATTCTATAGGGGAATAGCAAAAAGCCTGCCAAAAAGAACACGCAGGGTTAGCATAACTCATACTTGGCCAGAATCTGACTTAAAGATGAAGGTAAAGTATAAAATAAATTCTAATGGATATAGATCAGAAGAGTTTGGGATGAATCAGGAAGTTCTTGTGCTTGGATGTTCACAAACATTTGGACAAGGGTTACCAGAAGAATTTACATGGGCTAAAGTTTTTGCTGATAGTATAGGAAAATCTTATGCAAAACTGGCTCAGCCTGGTGATAGTGCACAGGCACAAGTACATAAAGCATTTAAGTATTTTGAGGAGTTTGGTAATCCTGAAATAATCATTGCTTCATTGCCCTCAACTAGACTTGAAATTCCCTATATTCCTAAAAAAATTGGTAGTAAGCTTTCCTTGTCTCAAACTGAATTTAAGCAGGAATGTCAAATACAACAAATTTTTCTTTACGACGAACTAGAAAAGTTTTCAAAAATTCCACAGAGTCCTGAAGAAGTCTTACCAATAGAAGTTGGATTGTTTTATAGCTTTACTTTTGTTCAACTTTTGCAACAATACTGCAGGTCTCATAAGATAAAGCTAATATGGAATATGTGGGATGATGAATTATTTTTTGAATACGCAATAAATAATTCTCCAGAAGCCTTGAGAGACTACTTGCATATTAATTTTAGAGAATTTATGTTTGATGATCAAGATGGTGTAGAATATATAAAGCATAAAACAGTAGAAAATGCATATGTTATTCCTGAGTGCCACCAAGAATTAAGTGATCATATATTATTTTATCGTGCAGCTGACTATAATCCTGGTGTTGGCAATGGACATTGGGGCATACATTTAAATCAACACATTGCTGAACAATTTTTACAAAGATACAATGATATAAAGGATAATTAAATACATGACAGAGCACAAATTTTTTGAAAAATTCCTAGACAATAATCTAGAACTTTTATCTAATGAGCTAATAAATAGGTATAAAGAGATAGAAGCATCAAAATATTCAGGCACCTTTGATATTGCTAGTGATGCATCTTGGGTAGAAAGTCAAAGCATATCTACTGCAAAATGGCAGCAGTATAATGTTTTTCAGTTTCATTTAGACGAAACATATTCATTGTACAAAGCTGTTGCAGAAATGACCAAAGAAGCCTGTGATTATTATGGTTTCAACTTTGATGAACAAAAGTATATGATTCAAGGATGGTTTAATGTGAACTATAGGGATAAGGGTAAGCTTGGTTGGCATAAGCATAATGATTACTTTGCCCCCGTATTTCATGGGTACTATTCCGTCAATGCAGAGCCATCCATAACAAACTATAAAATAATGCCAGATAGTAGGGAAGTAGATGTTGTAAATAAAAACAACAAAGCCATTCTTTCAGAATTGGGGCACTTACACCAAATGGCGGAATGGGAATGGGACGGACCTAGAATTACGATAGCATATGACGTATATCCATTAGAAATTCTACAAAGAGAAAGAATGGATCAAGAGCAGCACTGGGTTCCTTTATGTTAATTTTAGGCATTAACGAAACATCACATGATGCATCTGTTTCTTTAATTAAAGACGGAGAAATCCTTTTTGCTGGTCATGCTGAAAGATATAGCAAGCAAAAAAATGACTGGTATATCAATGATAGTTTAATTAAAGATGCCCTACAATATGGTTTTCCAGATAGCATAGCTTACTATGAGAGACCCCTTCTTAAGGCTTCTAGGCTGCTTTTAAGGGGTGGATCTGGCGATTGGATACCTAAGTATCAGCTAAACAATATCTTTGGTAGGCCAGTACCAGCAAAATCCTTTAAGCATCACTACTCTCATGCCTGTGCTGGGTACTATACTAGTCCTTTTAATGATTCTGTTATTGTAGTTCTTGATGCCATTGGTGAATACAATACCTCCACAGTTTGGGTAGGAGAAGGAGATCAAATAAAACTAGAGTTTAAACAGAACTACCCTGTAAGCTTTGGTTTATTTTATTCTGCATTTACACAGTTACTTGGTTTCATGCCAAACCAAGAAGAATACATTATGATGGGAATGGCTGCATATGGAGACTGGAAGAGATACTACAAAGAGGTAGATGAATACTTCCCAAACTATCACACACAAAAGTACAACTTCCATAAGGGCATCCATGACTGGGGCATGCCAATTAATGATCAAGATAGGTTTGATATTGCAGCAGCCGTTCAAGTTGTTTATACAACAAGACTGATGGAGTTTATGCGAATGGCTAAACTAATAACTGGAAAGAAGAACTTGGTATTCATGGGAGGCTGTGCATTAAATTCATCTGCCAATACAAATCTTTGGAAGTTGTTTGATGATATTTGGATTATGCCAAACCCAGGTGACGCTGGATCATCCCTTGGTGCAGCAGCAGCTTTATACGGAAAACATATAGAGTGGAAGTCACCATACCTTGGTCATGACCTTGGTGGTAAGTACCCTGTACAAGAAATTGTGGACGGACTACTAAAAGATAAAATAGTTGCAGTAGCAAGTGGAAGAGCAGAGTATGGACCAAGAGCATTAGGAAATAGATCTATCCTTGCTGATCCAAGAGATCCAAACATTAAAGATAAAGTTAATCTAATTAAACAAAGAGAACTCTTTAGACCATTTGCGCCAGTAGTGATGGAAGAACATGCATCTAAATGGTTTGACATGCAGTTTGCTTCTCCTTACATGCAGTACACAGTTAAATGTTTACAGCCAAACAAAATACCGTCAGTTGTTCATGAAGATGGAACATCTAGAGTTCAAACAGTAAATAAAGAACAACATAGAGGATTATGGATGGTTCTGAATAAGTTTTATTTAAAAACAGGTGTTCCAGTTTTGTTAAATACAAGCTTAAATATTAAGGGGCAACCACTACTAAATGATCAAAAAGACATTGCTGATTGGGAAAAAGAATATAACTTTAAGATTATTCAGGGCAGCAGTCTTTAAATAGCTTATCAACCTTGGATGCTGGAACGCAATTAGGAACTGGCTTACCATTCTTACCTGGCTTCATTCCTCTTTGAACATAGCCTTCCCAGCAAGGGCCTTGCTTAGCAAAGCTAAAGATTCCCTCAAATGGATCAAAGTCTTTTTGTGCCTGCACTATTCTTCTTGACCATGAAAAGCCAGCGTCTCCGCCCCATGCATCCCACATAATACGACCATTAGATGGATTAGATGTATTGTTAAAGTCTTTACCTTTTTTATCTACTTCGTGCCGTGAAAAAAATGAGTACATTCTCTTAACAGTTTCAAGAGACATTGCAGAACCATTTACGATATCTGTTGCTCTACCCCAACCTACAGGAGTTCCAGCGCCTGTTGCCTTACCATCTTCTTTCCACATTAATGCACGTCTGGCAGCAGCCTTCATGCCAGAATTTGGGGTATATGTATCAGCCATAACTATCATTATACACCACATTGTGCTATAATGATTAGTATGGAAGAGATGATTAATAAACTAAAAGAACTGCTTGCAACATCAATTGCACTTCAGCATAAAGCACAGGGATACCACTGGAACGTAGAAACTGATGATTTTCCACAGTATCATGCATTTTTTGGTGAAATCTATGAGGCTGTTGAGGAGACCATTGACCCTATGGCAGAATGGATCCGCATGATGGGTGCATATGCTCCATTTAAACTTTCACGCTTGGCCTCACTGAGCACACTTCCAGAGACAGATGTTACAACAGACCACGAAGATATGTCTGCCGATCTACTCAAAGATCACAAGGCTGCTGCTGATGCTTTTGGTGCTGCCTCAATCATGGCCGCATCTATGGGACAAAAGGGACTTGAAAACTTCCTTGCGGACTGCCAAACAACACATCAAAAGTACGTATGGCAACTTACAGCAATTGGTTCTGAAGCATTGATGGAAGCATCAACAGAGAATATGGAACCTGCTGGTTCAAGACTTCCCGAAGAAGACTAATTCTTATACTGTTGTTTTAAAGATTACAAAACAATAGCTAGCAGTATTATCAAATGTAACCAAGATAAAGTTGTATCCTTTTTCTTTTAGATATTTCTTTAGTGGCTCATATGTATAGTAAGTATCCTCAATAATATAGATACCGTTGTGTCTTAGCTTATCCCAGGAATTTTCAAGCAAAGTAATGTTTGCATGTGCTTCATGCAATCCGTCATCAAGAATAACATCAAAGTCTGTTTCTCCTATGCGTTCCCACATATTCCTAATAGATTCTGGATCTGTTTGATCAACCTGATATGTTTTAATTCTATCCTCTTCAAAAAGAATGCGGTCATCTATGTCTGCACCATATATCTGAGCGTTCCAAAAGTAGTCTCTCCATCCCCTAAGTGATGCTCCTGGAATACCATTAGCAGTCATATTTGACTGTACATCTTCATTGTTTGTGCCAATTCCACATTCAAATATCTTCTTAGCATCATCACGAATTGTTGCAAACAAGATATGATAAATGTCTGTATATCTATTTGCTATCCAACCTGAAGGTGTTATATCTACTTCATGAGGAGAGCCTTTGTCACTTCCGTAGTTCTTCATTAGTGAGGACAGGAAGTTTGCACCCTTGTTATATTCAATACTTATCTTATTCATGTTATCCCCATTTCTTCATTACGAACTTATCATAAAAATATTCCATTGCAGACTTTGGTGGGAAATAGTTCTTGTCTATTCCTCCACGAGTTGTCATTGAATGATAAACAGAAATACTCTTTGAAGTTTTTTCTAATAGTTTAATTTCTTTTGTATGATTTGGGTTCCATAATTTTTCCCATTGTGACCAGTGAACTCCGCAAAAAACCTCCATTGGACGAACATGATCCATCAACTCAAAAGCCCTAAATGTTTTGTCTACAAGTGCTGGTCCAACATCAGTCCACTTAATCTTTGTTTTATCAAACTGCGTTGACTTCTTAATTAGATAGTTTAATGCTGGTGAATCTTGCGGTAAAGCGAGAACACCACCAACCACTGTATCATTTTCTAAGCAAGCATAAGTATCTCCAAGCCCATCCCAGTCAGAAGATAAACAAATAGTATCAGCATCTACCCATGCCAAACCAGTATTCTTAATCATCCTATACCTAAAAAGATCAGAGAATGCAGCGTATGTATTCTGTACTAAGAACATCTCGGACTCGTCCATGATATCCCCCGCAAAAGCCTTCTGAACGCCTTCTGGGACCTTCATATCCATGTCGTATACATAAAGGGTAAGGTCATGCCCATGGTATATAAAAGAAGATAAAGATACTTCTTGTATTTTTGTCATGGGGTTTCCTACCCACAAAGATCCAAACTTAGCCATTCTTTCCCCTAAGCATGATATTAGTTGCTGCCGTATTGCTGTGTTGATAAAAAATTGGCCTCTTTAGAGCATAAACATTAAAGTATTTTTGTACCAGTGCGAATCCTTGATCAATGTGATTGTTAGTATCTCCAGACCATTTAGCAATTTTCTTTGCTAAGCTTATGTATTCTGGTGATATATATAGTATTGCATGTGTAGCAAGCATTCCATTTATCTTATAAATACCTGGATTTTTTTCATGTTGTTCATAAGCAAGATTGTTTAGCTTTGACTGGCTATTAAGAAAGCCCCAACCAGATAGACCTAGATACAATGCATCTGTATCATCAGGTATCTCAATAACATATGAACTATTCTTAATAACACAATCATCTTCAAGAATAATTGTTGGCTTATCCATATTTTCTAAAATATTATAGTGAGATTTAGCACATCCTGCCATTGGTTTTTTGGGCATAGCAACACCTTGTATTCTTGAGTACTCTTTAAATCCCACATCTTTTCCAAGTTGAATCATGTCAGCATTTCTATCTTTATGCTTATCCATGTTTATATAAAATGTTGAAAAGTCTCTTAAATCAATTTGCATATAAATAATCTTTCATGCTTACTTGTGGCTCCCAGCCAAATGTGCTTCTAAACTTTTCACTATTACAAAGAGTTGCCTGCATTTCACCAATACGTGGTGGTAAATAAACTGTATTGTCTGATATCATGGCAGCAATTTCATTTATAGAGTAATTAACTCCGTTACCAACATTATATACTTGTCCAAATGCACTCTTATCTACATCTTTTGTTGCAGCAATAATGTTGGCATTAACAACATCTGATACGTGAGTGAAATCTCTTCTTTGCTCTCCATCACCAATAATAGTAAGTGCTTCACCATTTAGTGACTGCTTTAAGAATAAGCCTATCACTGGTGCATACTGACCCTTTGTTGGCTGTCTGTTACCATAAACATTAAAGTATCTAAAGATCACAGTGTCCAAACCAAACAAGTTGGTATACATTGAACAAAGCTTTTCACCATTTACCTTTGAAACAGAATAAGGATTAAGGCAGTCATCTTTCTGTGTTTCTATATTTGGAATGGTATTATTGCCATAAGCAGAAGATGTTGATGAGTACATTACTCTCTTTACTCCTGCTTCACGAGCACATTGAAGTACGGTGGCAGTACCTACAGAGTTTATGCTCACTGCCTCTATAGGATTTTTAATTGCTGCCTGTATTCTTGATTCTGCTGCTAAGTGAAATACATAATCAACATTATCGTATAGTAGGCGAGTCTTTGCGTAATCTCTAATGTCTAGCTTATGGTTGATGGTGTTTTCATTCCAGTAAAAATTTTCATGTGAGTCAGAAAACTCATTATCAATAACAATAACATCATGCCCAGCATTCAGTAACTGATCAACTAAATTTGATCCGATAAAGCCTGCTCCACCTGTAACTATACTTTTTGTCATCATGTTCCGTTCTTTACTTATTATAGCTTATTCCCAATATATATTTATCCGAAAAGGCCTGTTTTTCTTCTATAAGTCCCTTTGCTGTTGCATAGTCATCATGAATAAATCTAATCTTTGTTTCAAGTAATTTAATATCATACCCTGCCACTTTTTTTGCAAAATAAGAAATCCATAGGTCATCAAGCACATAGTATTTCTTTGGGCATTTAAAAAAATCTTTATGCAGGAACAACTCAGAGTTACAGATAAGGCCCCCACCTCCAGCATAGTTTCCTGATTGTCCTGGCTTTAATATTTCTTTTTTCCAATAGTCGTCAACTATGTTGTGTGCATAAAAAGATTTTACTACATTGTCTTCATACTGATCATAGCATTCCTGAATAAAAGTTTCTGGTATTCTTTCGTCATCATCAATAAAAATAATTTTTTCATATCCATTTTTTGCAAGATGTTTTGCTAAAATAAATCTGCTAAAGATACTGTGCTTATTATAGTCTTCTTTTATAAATATATTATATTTAAGGTTCTCTAATAATTTTCTTGTTGTATTAAGGATATGCGGATCTCCATTAGAATTATCCGAAATGTAAAAATCAAAATCTAAGTTTGTTTGGTTGTTTAAGTCATTATAAGTTTTTGGCAGGTTTTTATACCTAAGATAGGTGCACATTATTACCGCAGTCTTAGAAACAGGCTTAACTTTATTTTCAAATGTATATTTCATAATATCAAAGAAAGAGAGGGGTAGGCCAGATAGACATACCCCTCCCTAAAGAATTACTTCTTCTTTGCTACAGCCTTCTTAGCTGGAGCCTTCTTGACAACCTTGGCTGTCTTAAGTGCTTTTTCAACTTCAGCAACGTCTGGCAAACGACCAAATGCTGCATCATTAGGGTTGATTGCTCTCAACGCTACTGGAATAATTGCACCAAGTAGTGAGTATGCAAGTGTTTCTGGATCTGTAATTCCAGCAGCATACATTGCTGTTGCTGCACCAATTACTGATCTTCCATATGAGGCAAGCGCCTTCTTTAATTGTTCATTCATAATTTTCCTCCTAGGATATTACATTAGTTATAACTGTTGCGCCAATCCATATACCAATAATTCCTGCGAGTCCCGCAAAAACTGGAGGTGCTGGTACTGGCAATTTGAATGCTGCAAACAATGCGCCACATCCAAAACCTGTTAGTGTTGATAGTATAATGTCTTTCATTTTGTTTCCTCTACTGGCAACAATGTCTTTAGTTTTTCGTATTCTTCTGCTATTTTTTTCATAGAATAATAGTTTGGAGCAAGTGCCATAGTGTCTCCATACTCCTTGAAGTAGCTAATCTCTGGTGCTGTTTCGTTAATAAAACTGGTTAGTCCAGCCTGGACACTCTCAATATATTCATATGCCCAGTCACGAGAATCCGAAAGAAACTTAATAAAGTTTTCCTTGTGAACACTTTCATCAGTTTTGATTTTAGACTCTTCAACCTCATTGATTAACTTTTCAAGTAATAACATATCAATAAATAATTTGTGATATTGATTGCGAAGTTTATTAAAATTATACGCCAAGGTTAGATATGCAACGCTAACAGAAAATAAACAAGTAGATACTACAATCAATGGCATACTCATTACTTTGCT